GCTATGTCTCGTTGATTCTTCTTCTTCTCTGGTGTTCTATGTCTTTTGTTTCTTCTTCGACTCTTGCGCGTCCTTTTCCGCGTTTGTCGTATTCTGATTCTCTTCCTTCTCGCACTAAGACCACTTTTGCGTCTGAGTGTGATATTAATATTATTGTTGGCCGTTTCTTAAAAACTGGCCTTCTTCCTTCCTCTGCTGTTCCGCCTACGTATTTAGATACTACGGCGATTCCTAGGGGTTCTGAGGCTCTTATGGCCGTTCGGGCTGCTCAGTTGGCTTTTGAGGCCCTTCCTGTGGCTCTCAGGCGTGAATTGGGTCATGATCCTAACGCCTTGGAGCCCTGGCTCAGGGATCCAGCCAATCAGGCTCGGGCTCTTAGTTTCGGCCTCGATGCTTCTGCTATCCCTGGTGGTCCTGCTCCTATCCCTAAAGCTGGTGACGAGCCTGTCCGTAAGGACGGGGTCGGCACTAGCTCCGGGGGTCCGGGGGCAGTGGCCCCCGTTGTCTAGACTGTTGCGCTCCGTGATACTTTGTGCTAGTATCTCTCTTGTCCGGCTCCCAGTGCCTCTCTGGGCTGGGAGCCTTCCGTAAACCAATTGCCTCACTAGATGCTAATTGGTTTACTGACACAACCCTCTCTTGGTGTTCCATGGCTCAGCGTAGACAAATGAGTCCCAAAGGGGCTCGGCGTATGTTCTCGGCAACTGCTGGTCTTAATGGCCGTTCGGGGGGCAACAAACAGAGTGCCGCTTATGTAATGCGCGGTGGCATCCGTTTTTAGCCCCATAGAGGGGCCCCACCCGATCAGGGTGGGGCTCCTTTCCCGTCCTAGGCCGCTTCCATGCCCTGTTTTCATCCGGTAATCGGGTATCGGTCTAAGTGGGGTACGCTCCAAGCTTCTGAGCTTGGTGCGGTTTCTCCTGTTCCTGTCGTTCGTGCTTGTGATGGTTGTGTCGGTTGTAGGGTTCAAAAAACTTCTGAATGGGCGGCTCGCGCTGTATTGGAGCTTCGCTCTTTTGCTGATTCCTGTTTTATTACGCTTACTTACTCCCCTGAACATTTGCCCTACGCCTCTTCTCTGTCTCCGTATGATCTTGAGACTTTTTGGAAGCGGCTTCGGACTAATCATTATCGTTCTCTTTGTGCTGCTGCTAAGTTGGCCGGCGCTCCTAAGCCGGCTGTCCCTGTAATCAGGTATTTGGCTTGCGGTGAGTATGGGCCTAAGCGTCAGCGGCCCCATTATCATGCTGTCGTCTTTGGCTATCGGCCTTCGGATGGCGTTGAATTTAAGCGGACTTCTTTTGGGCCTCTCTTTACTAGTGCTGAGTTGTCTAAGGCTTGGGAAGACAAGGGGTTCGTTACGTTCGGTGATGTTGCTTATGAGTCTGCTGCCTATGTTGCTTCGTATGTTCAAAAAAAGTTGTCCGGTAAGTTGGCGGAGCGTGTTTATGGTACGTTGCAGCCGCCTTTCGCTCGTATGTCTCGCCGTCCTGGTCTTGGCTTAGAGGCTGTGTATTCTCTTGGGACTGAGTTTTGGGACGATAAAATGGACGTTGGTGGTGGTCGTGTTGCTCCGGTTCCGCGGTATTTCATGAACGCTTTGAAAGTTTCTAATCCTCTTCTCTGGGGGTCTATCAAGGAACGCCGAAAGGTTGCTGATTCGGTTCACAAGTCTCCTGCTAGGCTTCGTGTCCGGGAACAGGTGTTCTTGGCGAAGCTTAAGCAGTCACATAAGGAGTTGGATCATGGGAATTTTCAGCCGGACTGATAAGGGCTCTTTGGTTCTTGCGTGTGCGCTTCATGATAGTGCTGCTAATGCTTTCGCTATGCCTATGTTTTTTGCTTCTGAGGGTCTTGCTGTTCGCGCTTTGACTGACGCGGCTAATGGTGGCGATAAGAATATCTCTGCCCATGCTCAGGACTATAAGCTCTATAAGATTGGTCACTATGATCCTGTTTCTGGTGTGTTCACGGCCGAGGGTCCGGAATTGATTATTGCTGCTGCTTCCGTGGTGGCCCGTGGATGAGTTTTTTACCCACTGGCGTTCCTCTTGCATTGATAAGCTTGAGGACGTTGATTCGATGCTTTGTTCTGTTCTTTACCACAAGACGATGTTGCCTCGTCCTGGGCCTGATGCGGTTGCTTTGACTAAGGTCTTGAATACTGTTCGTGATTGCAAGTCGCTCCTTCTCTCAAAGGATAACCCATGAAAATGCTCACTAGCACTCCGCCTGATGTAATGACTGCTGGCGCCCATTTCGCTAAGGTGCCGCGTGCTGATATTAATCGTTCGATTTTCGATAGGTCGCACTCTCACAAGACTTCTTTCGATGCTGGGTACCTTATCCCTATCTTTCGTGATTTGGTGTTCCCTGGTGACACTATTAACCTTCGCGCCAACGTTCTTGCTCGTCTTGCTACTCCTATTAAGCCGTTCATGGATCTTCTGATTTTTGACGTTCACTTTTGGGCTGTCCCTGTTCGGTTGTTGTTTACTCACTGGCCTAACATGATGGGCGAACGCCGTCCTGATCCTGATAGTTCGATTGAGTACGTTACGCCTAAGCTTGACCTGGATGGCCTGACTGTTACTGGCGCTAGCCTTTATAATTACTTGGGCTTCCGCCAGCGTGCGTTTACGTCTACTGACGACGATCGTTATCATTCGCTTTATGCGCGCGCGTACAATTCAATCTGGAATAATCAATACAGGGACGAAAACTTGCAGGATAGTGTCGCTGAAAATATGGGCGATGGTCCTGATGCGTATGCTGATTACACTCTGCTTCGTCGCGGCAAGCGTCATGACTATTTCACTTCGGCTCTTCCTTGGCCTCAGAAGGGCAACGCGGTTACTCTCCCGTTGGGCACTTCTGCTCCGATCATTGTTAATCCTGCGGAGAAAAATCCGTGGATTACGCTTCGGTCTGATACTCAGGCTGTCTATGGCACTTCGGGCACTATTGAAAACTATGTCCCTGCTGGTAATGCGAGCTTTGTGACTGGTGCTGCTGAGTATATTGCTTATGATCCTGATGGTTCGCTGATTGCTGATTTGACCAATGCGACTGCCGCGACTATTAATACGCTTCGCATGGGTATTGCTACCCAGCATCTTTTGGAGCGTGATGCTCGCGGCGGTACTCGTTTGACTGAGATTATTCAGGCCCATTTTGGTGTTGTTTCTCCTGATGCTCGTATGCAACGCCCTGAGTTGCTCGGTACTGCCTCGTTTGATTTGAATGCTGTTCCTGTGCCTATGTCTAATGCCTCGTCCGGTGGTGCTGCTGGTGGCCAGCAAGGCAACCTTGCTGCGTTTGGGCATGGCTTCGGTTCTGGTGGTTGCACTCAATCTTTCACTGAGCATTGTGTGGTTTTGGGCCTCTTGTCTGCTCGGGCGCCTTATACCTATCAGCAGGGCCATCGGCGCGACATGCGCTACTCGACTCGTTATGATTTTTACTTGCCTGACTTTGCTAACCTGGGCGAGCAGGGGATCCTTAATGATGAGATTTTCTCTGCTGGTACTAGTGCTGACGATACTGTCTGGGGCTATCAGGAACGTTGGGCTGAAATGCGTTATATGCCTTCGCAGGTGTCCGGTGTCTTGAACAGCGATAATGCTGCTTCGCTTGATGTCTGGCATTTGGCGCAGGACTTCCCTTCGCTCCCTGCTTTGAATACCACGTTTATTCAAGAGGATCCGCCCGTGGATCGTATTATCGCGGTCCCTAGTGAGCCCCATTTCCTGGCCGATATTTGGCTTAATTATCGGGCTACTCGTCCTTTGCCTGTGTTCTCTATCCCTGGTCTTAATCGCATTTAGGAGTTTCCCATGGAGCTGCTCAGTTCTCTTGCTGGTGCGCTCGTTGGGGGTATTGGGTCCATGATCGGCGCCAAATATGGCGCCGATCGTGCCCAAGCTTCCGCCGATACCGCCTGGCAGCGTTCGTCTGAATTTGCGCGTGAAATGTCTGGTTCTGCCCATCAACGTCAAGTTGCTGATTTGCGGGCTGCTGGTCTTAATCCTATCCTTTCCGGTCTTGGCGGTGGCGGTGCTGGTGGTATGGCCTCGGCTCAGATGGCCTCTACTCCTGATTTTGGTGCTGCTGGTGGTGCGCTTGGCAATTCGGTTCAGAATGTTGCGCGGTTTGCTAATGATTTGCGCCGTACTGATGCTGATATTAGGCTTGCTGATTCTGCTGCTGATAAGAATTCGGCTGACGCTGGTCTTTCTCGCACTTCTGCTGCGCTCAAGCTTCTTGAGCAAGATAATGTCTCTACTGCTAAGCAGAAGATGCAGGGTGAGATCGGTTTGAATTCTGCTTTGCAGCGTTTGCGTCAGCTTGAAGCTGATTCCCGTGAGGCTGCTCTTCCTGGTGAAGTTCTTACTGGGAAGCTTGAGGGTTCTCCTGCTTGGCGCTCTCTTCGTGCTGGGGGTGATGTTTTGAAGGGGCTTGCCCATACTCTTACTCTGGGTATGGCCTTTAAGGGCCTCGGCTCTGCCGCTTCCGCTTCTCGCGGTTCTGATTTCTCTGGTGCTATGTCTCGTTGATTCTTCTTCTTCTCTGGTGTTCTATGTCTTTTGTTTCTTCTTCGACTCTTGCGCGTCCTTTTCCGCGTTTGTCGTATTCTGATTCTCTTCCTTCTCGCACTAAGAC